AGGCGCTCACCAGGGGAGCGACGAGCACGACGGTACGGCAGATCCCCGGCACGGCCAGCTCGGGCGCCAGCCGGATCATGGACTTCGAGAAGCAGGCCAAGGGGCTGCTGGTCGGCACGTTCGACCGGATCATCTAGCAGCGGCAGTCCGGCTTCACGTGGACCATGATCCCGGCCGCTGTCCGGTGGCACTTGGTGGCGCGCGGCGGCGTGACCCCGCCACGGCGGAACGGCGCCCAGTATTCGAGCTCGCTCCGGACTGCGCGGGTCAGGACATCGCCGATGACGTTGCGCACTGGCACCGGGACAGGGATGTCCGGGTAGCGGTTCTCCAGGTCAAGCGGTGCGGCCCGGCTGGTGCTGAGCATCTGGTCGGCCAGCCGCTCCCATGCGCCGCCCTCGTGGGGGGCCCTGGCCAGCAGCTCGGCCAGGTCGCTCCTGCTGACCTCGATCGTCACGTCATCCATGCCGCCCATCATCGCGCAAGCGGGGGTGAGCGGTGCCGATCGCCAGCGCGCTGAGCTACGTCAAGGGGCTCTTGGTCAACCTCCCGATGCCCGGCTACGCCCCGGCTATGGCCGCCTACATCAACGCCCCGGACCCGAACGTCGAGACCCAGATCCCGACCGCCTACGTGTGGCCGACGAGAGGTCATGAGTCCCGCGACGACCAGAACTACGCCGGCACGATGTCCCGCAACACCGGGCCGGGGACCTCCAGCGGCGAGAAGACCATCCTGCACAGCATCGACGTCTACATAACGTGGATGGAAGCGGGCGACGACCCGGACGCCGACAGCATGTTTCCCGGCATTGTCGACGCGGTGATGGAAGCATTCCGGACCGCCACCCCGATGCCCGCGACCGCGGCCGACCCGTACACCGGAGCCGAGACGCTGATCTCGAACATCGGCGAGATCCAGGACTACCGCATTGAGGTCAGCGCGCTTGAGGACCAGGCGTATAACCGGTGCGATTCGCTGATCACATTGCCGGTCATCGAGGTTATCCAGGCTTAGGCCGCTCTCGCCTCCGCGAGCATCTGCGGGGACAGGGCCGTGTTGGCGATCAGGAACTCCCTGCGTCCCCCGGCCGCCTGCGGGATGCCGGGGATGTGCTGGCCGCACACGACCGATCCCGCCGTCATCACCGCCCCGTCCTGGACCGGCGGCACGCCTTGCGGTGCTCCGGGCTGCAGGTGCGGCGGCAGGAACGCCGCGACGTCTGCCTGGCCGCGGATCGGGTGATCCGGCGGGAAAGACGCCATCGCCTCCTCCATCCGCTCCGCGGCGGCCTTGATGTCGGCGGCGTGAGCATTGGCCCACTGGGCACGGACCAGGACGCACGTGGCGCACTTGAGCTGCGCGACCTGCACGGGGACCTGCTGCAGCACCTGGGCGACGGCGTTCGCTACGGCCTGCCCGATCTGCTGGACGAGCACTGCGGTGGGCTCGGGGAGGTAGCCGTCAGGGGCGGATGAGCCGTCGTTGCCGCGGGCGGGCTCGGGCTGAGGGGTTGTCATGGGCAGTGATTATGCCCGATCCGGGGCCCATTCCTTGCGGTAGCCGGGCTGGTGCCTGTAGCCGCTGGCGAGCAGGCGGACGGTACGGCACGGGTAGAACGTCTCGCCCAGACCGGGCGCGGCAAGGATGGCCGGCCGGTCGTTGTTCGGCCCGCACTCCTGGCACTCCTCCCAGTTCCTTATGCACGTCAGGGCGTCAGCCGGCAGATCGCCGAGCGCCGCCACGGGCTGGTGCAGGTCCAGGATGGCCAGAGCCGTTGCAGCACGGTCAGCATGGCCTCGGGCCTGATGCCAGAGCCATTCCCCTTCGCGCTCCACGTTGGGCAGGTAGGCCGCTTCGCGGTCCCGCCAGTGCTTCAGGTCCGCCTCAAGCAGGGGCCGCAGCCACGCCGCTAGCTCCTCGTCGCTGCCGCTCATGGCCGCCAACGTACCGCCTCACCCTTCCCTCGCCGCGCCCTTGGAGGCCCCATGCCGCCCCGCTACTGGACGATGACCGACTTCGGCCCCCGCTACTACCCCGGCACCAGGGACGCCTACGACGTGCCCCTGGGTGACGTGCAGCCCGGCGACGTGATCGAGCGGGACGAGGCACCGGACCAGTTCTGGGCGCCGTACGAAGGCGAGCCGCCCCGCAAGGACCCCGAGACCACCGACACGGCCGGCGAGACCGGCAGCGAGGAGAACTAGATGCCAGCGCCTTCGCCGCCGACCGCGGTCTATCCCATATGCACGCAGCTGCTGCAGATCGGCCTGGAGTCGGGCGGCTTCGGGGTGGCCCCGGCGCAGACCGCTTACGCGTCGGTGCCCATCGCGAGCTTCATGCCGGACAACAAGATCATGCCCTGGATCGAGGACTCCTCGATGTGGGGGGACTTCGTCAAGACCCATGATCTGCAGGAAGGCCCGCGGTGGGCTGAGTCCGAGATCAAGGAAAGCCCTCTCTACGGGGATACGTTCGGTCACTTCCTGTATAACCTCCTCGGCGACCTGGTAGAGACCGGCACCGCGTCCACCCCGACCTGGACGACCTCCGGTGCGCTGTCGCCGGGCGCCGGGCCCATCGCGGTCACGTCCGGTTCCACCGCCACGGCCGGGACCTACATCCAGGTCGACACGGGCGTCAACGCCGAAGTGGTGAAGGTCGGCACCGGATCGAGCGCGACGAGCATCGTGCTCGACGCGACGACTCCGCTGCGGTTCTCCCACCTGACCACCATCGCCGTGGTTACGGTCATCGCGCCGTTCAGCCACGTGTTCAGCCTGCTCAACCCCTACGGCTCAACAGGCGTCGTCACCGGGCAGGGGCCGACGCACTCCCTGATCCACCGCACCGGCATTCCGGGGTCAGGCAACAACTACTCCTGGCTGTTCTCCTATGGCTGCATGTCCGAGATCACGATCACGGGCAAGGCGACCGGGGCGCTGATGTGGTCGGGCAAGGTGACCACGTTCATCAAGACCTACCCGAGCTTCACGCCTACCCCGAGCTTCTCGTCGGTGCGGATGATCCCGGCTTGGAACAGCCAGACCACGCTCGCCAGTGCGCTTACGTCAGACATTACAGAATGGAGTTGTACGCTAACGCGCGATCTCGACGTGATCCCGACAGCGGACGGCTACCAGCAGCCGTACCTGATTGGCCGCGGAAACCTTAGCGCTCCGTTTAAACTCATGTACTCTCCGGCACTGGACGAGAGCCCCTTGACCGCGATGTTGTCCAACGCGCAACCGACTCTTGCATGGTCGATCAGCAACGGGCTCAGCGGATCATCCCTGGTTTCGTTCGCTCTCGCCGCGAACCAGGCGGCGTTTAAGGAGACGCCGCTCGAAAGCGGAAAGACCTTCTGGGGCTGGAACGCCAGCGGAGAATTCATAGCAAACACGACAAATGCGGGCAATTCGGGCGGTCGCTCTCCGCTTAGCATTACACTACAGAATGCGGTCGCGACATACGCCTGAGTTCAGAACAGAACACCTCGCGCCTCGGCTAGCTGCCTCTCAACTTCGGCTAGCCGGATAGCAAGGGCGTCCCGCTCAAGGGTTAGCGTGGACACCTTCCTCTGGTTCTCCGACTGCTCGACCCTGGTAGCCCATCGCACGTTGCCCGGCTCGTAGTTGCCGTTGTTGTCGGGCCAGCGGTCAAGCGTCATACCATCTGGCCGCGGCCCGATGTTCGCCTCGATCCAGGCAATGAAGGCTGCGACGTCGGTACGCCAGGGTTCGTAAACGCAAACACCCCGGCCGCCCCAGTTGCGGTAGTCGCGATTGCCCGGCTTGCCGGTCCGGCCGTTCATCGACACCCATGTCGCGTAAAGGGGATGACTGCTGAGTCCGTGCGTCCGGCGAAGGCAGCCACATGATCTGGTAGCACCTTTTTTCAGGGAGATTGCCCGCGACATGGTGCCGGTGCCGCATGCGCACCGGCAGAGGACCCGCCGGTCCGTCAGGTTGTAGTCCTCCATCGCGGTCCACTTCCCGAAGACCGACCCTGCGAGTATCTCTATCGGCTTCCGGATAAGGTCGGCCGGCCCGAGTTCACCGGACCTTTCAAGCCTCGATGCATGCGTGTCACAGAGGCCGTTCCGCGCGTTGACCTGCGGACAGCCGTCAGGGTGTCCGCACCTCTTCGGGCCTCTGGGCTGCACGCCGTTCGACCGGCGGCGCCTCTCCTCGCGCAGCCGCCTGCATTCGGGCGTCCCGCCGAGGCCGCTGCAAAGACCCGTGGTGTTGTTGCGGAATAGCCGTCGGCCGCAGACCTCACAGTGGCGCTGCTCTGACGTACCATCGTCCATGTCGACTCCAATCCAGTCGGCGGGCTCCCGAGATGTCGCAAGCATTCTCGGGGGCCTTTTTAATGCCCTCATACCCTACCGCAATTCCGCCATTCACCGCGCAATTGCGAACACGAAAGCGAGCGTCAATGACCCGTGTCAGTGTCCCCGGCGACGGCGACTGGTTCGAGCTGAGGGACATATCCGTGCTCAGCGAGACCCACCAGTTCGAGTACCTGGATCTCGCCGACAAGCTCCGGCAGGACAAGCGCGAGGCCCTGGCTGCGGTGCCCCCGGAGAACCCGGCCATGATGATGCCCGGCCCGGTCGAGGACATCCCGGTGCGGCTCACCC